TTTACCTTTATAGTCCCTAATAAACTGGTCTGTATTTAGAGACACAACAACCTTGCCGCCATCACCTGCAATACGTTTGCATTGACGTAAAAACTTGACGTGACCTGCATGAAACAAATCAAACGTGCCACCTGTATAAACAATCATTTATTCTCCTATACTAAAATCATGGATTTAAAATACTGTATTAGTACAAATAAAGATTACTGTAAAAAAACCTTGCCAATAATAACTAAATCTTTACTCGCAAGCGGAATCCAGTCAAGTCAAATCTTTATTTTTGAAAGCGGACATCAACAAGCAAAACAACTAAAATACAAAAAAATGACATTAATTCAAAGTATTTATAGTTCATTTGAATTTACTCCTTTAATAGAAATCATTGAAAATAAAATTACAGCAGACTACTGGTTTCTTATACATGACACTTGCGAAGTAGGTTTGCAGTTTCAAACACTATTGCACAAGAACATTACTGAAACAGTTTTACCCAATCAAGCAGCTAAATTACAATTAAAAACAAAACCTAGCATGAACATAGGCTTATATAAATACGATTATTTGCTAAAACATGCAAACAAAATACTTTCATTTCTTAATAAAGATGTTTCAAAACAAGCCTTAAATACATTAAAAGCGAAAATAATAGAAGAAGAAGATTGTTTATTTACTTTAGAAGATGAACAAAATTATCTTTGCATAGATAGCCATAACTCACCACAAATTCTAAATTCTAGTGAAAATTCAGTTTTTGAGATTTCAAGAATAACCGAATATTATCCACAATTAGATTTATACAAATACAAAGCTAATCATGGCCAAACAAACATAAACATAGGATTTCATATAAGTCTCTGAGTCCACGTCTTAGGGGTTAAATCAGATTGAATCTCAATCGGCAGATGATACTCAAAGTCTTTCACCCTAGGTCTAATCCAATCCACCAAATCACGCAAACCATCCTGCAAAGAAACAGTAGTCTCATAATTTAACAAGTCACGAGCCTTATCAGAACTACATAACGCCACAGCAACTTCCTGCGGCCTACCAAGCACAAAAGTAGGTTCTAACTCAAAACCAATAATCTCTGCAAGTCTCTCAGCCAAGTTCAAAATAGTTATAGGTGACTCATCAGGGCCAATGTTGATTACCTGACCTACAGCTTCATCAGACTCACACGCAACCAAGATAGGTGTAATAACATCTTCAATGAAACTAAAACAACGTTGCTGACTACCATCACCATAAATAATTGGTTGCTTACCCTGCAACATCCTGTTAGCCATAATGCTTGCAACATTCCTAAACGGGTCATCAAACTTCTGTCTAGCACCCACAATGTTATGTGGCACAAGCACAACTAAATCAACGCCATGAACTTTAGCCATGTTTTCAAGCAAATGCTCTGCCGACAATTTAGCAATACCATAAGGGTCTTGTGGCTTAGGAGTCAAAGTTTCATCAAACATGATACCGTCATTATCCCCGTAACGTGCCATAGATGACATGTAAACAAACTTAGGGACACCAGCCTTAATGCTCGCAGTCATAGCGTTCACACTTATCTGCACAGTATTCCTGACAACAAGGCTAGGGCTAAAAACACTCAAACCTTCATAAGCAGTACACGCAGCATGAATCACAAGGTCAGCATCAGTAAAAATGGGGGTGATGGCTTGTAAATCATCCAAGTCAACTTTATAAAGATGCACACCTTCAGGCACATTCTCTAAACTGCCACCCAACAGATTATCTATGCCACGAACCTTCCAACCCTTAGCCAAATAAGCGTCAGCAAGATGCGAACCTAGAAACCCTGCAACACCAGTGATAACAACTAATCCCACGAATTTACTCTTCTTCTAATCAAACTCCATGTACCTTCATCAAACCTACTATTAGCCTGTTTCTGATTAAAATACAAGTTATTATTTGCAAAAGTAACATTGTTTCTATCAGTAAATTTAGAGCTACTATTTATTGTTGAACTATTATCATGTCCCAAAGCAAGAGGCAATCTATCTATACGCAACTCAGCATTAGTTACCCTACGCTCATAATCGTTATCTTCAAAATAGATAGGATGTAAAGCTTCATCAAATAAACCAATCTGTTCTACAATCTTCTGACCAATAGCAAAAGTTTGCCAGTAAGGAAATGAGTCTGCCAAAGTAATAGCATCATCTTTAGCAGTTTCCAACAAAGTTAAAGCACCAGGTTCAAACCAAGTATCCGCAGAAGTAAAGAACCAACGTGACTCAAAAGGTAGCATCTTAATACCTAGATTCCATGATGAAGCGACACCAAGATTAGAAGGCATATCAACCCAGTGCATCTTCACAAGAGGATTAGAATGTTCAAAATCTTGTCTAACACCAGTATTATTTATCACATAAACTGTTGCTTCAATGTCAATGCTATTTACCATGCGTTGTAGCAAATCAAACCTGTTCAATACAGGAACAATCAACTTCACTTTAGAAGCTTCTTCAACAAAGGTAACCAGTGGTTAGTCCACACAGTCTCAACATCAAACTGCTTCACAAAATCAATACTTACCTGAGACCTAGTACCACGAACCTCATATGCTTCTTCCAAAGCAGTAACAATATTAGGGACACTAGGAACATGCCACCAAGCGTTCTGACCTGCATCCCAAGAAGGCTGACCATCAACAAGCCAACAATCCCCAGAAACAAGGTCAGGAGTCGCAGCCCAATTAGAGCCAATCACCCTAGTCCCACATGCCTGAGCTTCAATAGTAGGCACACCAAAGCCCTCACCATAAGAAGTAGCCAACATTACATCCATAACAGTATAAAAAGCAGCAAGAGTCTGAGTATCAATACCATGCTTATAGTCAGCCATGTCAGGGAAAATAATCTGCTCAGACTTCAATCCCAAAGACTGGCATAAATTAAACAGATTCCAGCCACCAGCACCACCAAAAGGGTCTGTGTGTAAATAAAGTTTCGCATCAGGTTTATCTTTAGCGAAAATACTGAAAGCCAAAATGTTCTCAGCGAAAGCCTTGCGATGTAATAATCCAGCAGCTTTATTAGCTGCGTTCATACCTACAACAAAATCATTAGAGTTCAAACTCATAAACTTACGAGTCTCGACACCATTAACAAAATAAGTAGGTCTCATAACAGAAGTATCAACAGCATGAGGAACATACTCACACTTCAAACCATTCTCTTCCATCTGACGTTTACCATGAGGACTCATAGCAATAGGAATAACATTAGGTTTCTTCAACCAATTCAAAACATCAGGCGGCATAGTCACATGGTCTAAAGGAGTCCAAGAAGCAATCTTAGAAATACCATCCCACGCTTTTCCTTTGAAAACCCACACATCATAGAGCGTAATCATCAAGTCTTTCAACTTGTCTTTTTTACTTGTTTTAACAGTATTGACATGATGAACGTGATTCATAGGTATAACATCATTGCTATAGTTTTCAAAACCACGAGCATAATGAGGTATCTCACCGCTAGGAGTTTTTAGTGTGCTATTAGTTCCCTCTAAACCAAAGTTAGATAAAGCAGCAACATCAATGCCATCACGTTTCAAACGTTCAACAAGATAGCCACCCTGAACACCATAACCAGTAGTAACATACGGGCTGTTAGAAACAAGAGAAACAATACCCTTTAATTTTGACATAGGACTTCCTTTATTCGTAGGTGCTATAAGAATAGCATAAGAAAACCCCTCTGATGCCTACGCACACCAGAGGGGTTTTCAGTTTAAATCAAGGTTTAGCTTGCGCCACCCTTGAAGTACTGGACATGGCTTGCATGAGTCAAGTTACCATCAACACGCATTTTGACTCTAAAAGTAGTGATGTCAGTGTTGAACGCATAGTCAGTTGACTGTGCAATATCTAGTCCACCAGCCATACGAACCTTGTATGACGGCAAGTGACCGAATAGAACAGACTTGTTATTTAGACCAACAGCAGCCACAGCAGGGTTCTCGTAAACAGGGTAACCCAAGATAGTATCAGGAGCGCCCTGCTGACCAGGAACAAAGACATAGTTACCAGCAGTATCTTTCAACTTACGAACAGCACCAAGTGAAGAGGTTTTCATGTGGAAACCAACACCAGGAAGCTGTCTAGCAGCACCATCAATACCATAAACAAGGTCAATCAAGTTGTCGAAAGTGAACGCACCTGAAACACCAGTTCCACCTGTCAAAGCAGACCCAGCCGCGTTAGCTAGACCGTTAGGTTGAACGCCACCAGTACCATTAGTCAACGCATCGTTAACTCGGAAACCAATTTCGTTACCAGCTTGTTCTGCAATCAATGATGTTAGGTCAAAGCCAGCATCAGCAATCAGTTCATTCGCTACAGGTACGAGAAATGAATACTTGTATGCTCCGAGAGTGATTGATGAGAATGTTGGGTCGCTTGCAGTAATAGCAGCAGTAGCAGCAGTAATAGATGCACTTGAACGGGCAGTCATAGTAGGTAGAGTCAAGTTTTCACCAGAAGTAGTGTTGAAAATCTGGGAAGTCTGCAACATTGGGCCTACAAGTCTTGCAATCTGGAAAACCTGGTTGTAGAAAGACTGTGGAACAGTGTTGCTTGAACCGACTAGAGTACGCTTTTCAGCACCAAACTCAAAACCTTTACGCTCACCCATAGCGATAGAGCGAAGGATGTCAGAGTCATTTACTGTAGCAGTCTCTGATGGGCGGAATGAGTTAGCAGCTTCAGCAGCTCTCTCTTCACGCTCTGCGGTAGCTTTGATTGAGTCAATGAGTTTTGCTCTTTCGTCAATGTCAGCCATAATACGCTCGTAAGTCTGAGTTTCCTCACCTGAAAGGTCACGCTTCTCAGATGCTGCATTGTCAAGCAAAGCCTTAGCTTGCTCGTATGCTGACTTACGGGCTTCTTGCTGGATTTTAATAAAATCAGACATGGAAGTCTCCTATAAATAAATTGAATGAGGGATACCTGTGGTGCTGACACTCAACAGACGTAGCGGTGCTGACACTCAACTACTAACTTAAGTTTAGTAAGCAAAAATAACACGCTTAAACAAGTGACCCCCCTAGTGTGCATTGTTAATAGGCAAGGGGGGTGCTGTTAGTTTTACTTTAGCAGATAAAAGAAAACCCCACCAAGAAAAGGGATTAACCTGGTGGGGGTCGCTAGAAAAGGGAATAACTAGCGAGTCTCTTTCACTTCAACAACTCTAACCTCTTTGGCTGGAGTGTCAATAGCAACAACAGCATCAGCAAATGCTTCTGACAAATCTTTAATCTCACCGACAACAGGGTTACCAGCGACTTCTAGTATAGCTGCAATAATCTGTTCTTTAGTAGCCATTAGAGCATCTTTCCTTCAAGTTCATGTTTCAACTGTTTCAATACTAGCAGATTTACTTCAGGCTCAGACTCAACTTGTACTACCGTTTCAACAGGTTCTACACTACCAATTTCACCTTTAGTCATCTGTTTGATAACATTCTCTAACAAACCTGCTTGGTCTGGAGTCAAAGAATCACTAATCTCCAAAGCAAGAAGAGCATCAGATAATTTTTCTGTATCAATGTCATCTAAAGAACGCACCTGAGCAACACTCGATTCATAGGCTGGAAACGTAACAATACTTACTTCTAGC